TGATTGCCGCGCTCGGATTTCTCCAGGTCACAGATCAGGCGGGCCCCGACGGCGATGACGATCATGAGCGGTCCGTTGATCAGGGAGAACACGATGGCGTAGAAGCGATCGTTACGCGTCCACTTGCCGTATGTGGTGCGGCTCGACCAGCGGGTGGCCAGGTATCCCAGGGGGGAACAACCGAGCCAGCACAGTAACAGGATCAAGTCAAATTGGGTCATGAGGGTGTCCTTTCAGTTCATCGCTTCCAGGGAGGCGTGCTGTCACTGGTCGGGGCCTGCTGAGGCTGACTGGCGGCGGTGGCACGTTCGGCGTACCCCTTGATCTCGTTCGTGATCTCGCCGTTGTCCTGGCGCTTCTTGCATTTGACGGTGATCACCAGCGGGATGTTGTGCAGCTCGACAGAGTCCTTGGGCTGCATCACGCCGATGGCCCGGCAGACGGCAGACAAGTTGCCCCGCGAGATACTCACTGTCTGGGCGTTGGGGTGGTTGATGCACAGCCGGTCCCAGACCTTCCGGCCCTGACAGTCGCCTTCGAGTACGGAGAACTCGAGTTGGAGATAGCTGCCATCGCCTTTCTTCGTGGGCTTCATCTCGCTGGCCGTGATGGCGGCCAGATACTTGCCCGCTGGCAGCGACTCGAAAGCAGTGTTCGGTTCGACATCGTTCGCGTTAAAGCCATTCAGGTTCGCCATCGGTGTATTCCTTTTCTGTCTCTTCAGGGTTGCAGTAGTCGATTTCTGCGAAGGGGTCTCTGTAGTAGTCCGGGTCGGATTTGAAGACGTCGGCGAGGATGGCCACCTCTTTCTGCGTGAGTCGCACAGTGCGGCCCTCGGCCTCGATGATCAGGTATTCGCCCGGGTCACCTTCTGTGCGAAACCACGTGACCTCAGCCGCTGGAGAAAGCGGCGCCCGCCCGACGTCGCGACACTTGTCACACGCCCCATGCTCCGGGCATTCGGTACGTGGACATGAACTGGTCCTACTCATCGTTTGTCCCTCCCGTGCCCGTCATTGCGTCCATCACCGCCGCCCACGACAGGGGCAGTTCGGCGGGGAGGGAGTAACGGTTCTTGGCCACGCAGCTGGGACTGCCGACGCAACGCAGGATGCGCTCGCCACCGTCTCGGCCGAGCCCGGCGGCGGTCGTGCGTGTGCGGTTGAAACCGGCGTCCTCGGTCTTGGTGATGACCTTCCGCGTGGCGAACAATACGGCGTCAGCCCATTCGGTGACCAGGGCGTTGGCGTGTTTGTGCAGCCGGGGCGAGTAACGATCGTAGGCCGTGTGTTCGGGATCGTCGAACTTCTCGACCTTCGCGTGAGCCAGGACGATGACGCACATGCCGCGACGGTTGCGGAGGGTGTCCAGGTCGTTGAGCACCTTTCGCCAGTGCGTCAAGGCGTGGGTGTAGCCCCGGGCGTAGCCGCCGTCGACCTTCTCGATGCTCGACACGCCGTACTGCTCGCAGAGGGCATCCCAGACCAGGCGTTCCAGCCAGTCCAACGAGTCGATCACGATGGTCTGGTAGCCGTGCTCTTCATGGATCAATGTGCCCAGTGCATTGGTAACGTCGTCGAACGTCTCGGCCAACGGGAAACTATCGCAGTCGATTTGGTCCAGCCCGTCCTCGGTAGAGATGAAGATCGGTTTTGGGGCCTGGCCGGCGGTGGTGCTTTTGCCGATCCCCTCGGTCCCGTAGATTAGCAATCTCGGGGGCGAGTGGCGTTTGCCCGTGTGGATCTGTTGCAGTAGTGACATCGTGGGTCCTTCAGTGTTTGGGGTTCACGTTTGATTGCTTGCGATGACTGGCCAGTACTGGCAGAGGGTGGAGTCGAACCACCGAAGCGGGTTGGTCGCGATCTCGCTTCAGCCATGCTCTGCCGGAAGGGCCCGGGCGGGGCCGGTGGGAATCGGGCCTATGGGGATGGGGAAGTCCATTCCGGTTCGGCCCGCCCGGGCAGTGCGTCGAGTCAAGGTACGTCGAGAATGCAGACCACCTCGTCGCCGGTTGGCCAGTGGTGGCCGCGTTGACACCACGTGGTCCGTTGGGTCGCTGCTTCGTTTTCTCGCCGGGCGATGTTCATCGCACTACCTTGCCTTTCCGCATAGTTACTTCTGCGGTTAGCCCAAATGTGTGCCGCTGGCCTGCAAGAATTCGTCGATTCCCATCTCCACGAAGGCCTCCCGGAGCCGGTCAAGATGGCGATAGACTGTCCTCCGGCTGATGCCGAGTGTTTCGGCGATGGCGGTTTTGTCGGTGTCGTCCATCATCGCCATCGCGAGTTGGCGCAGGTCGTGGGGCAGAGCGTTGATCGCTGCCCGAATCTCATTCCGGCGGTCGGCTGCGATCAGTAGATCCAGTGGTCCGTCACAACCTACGCGGTCGTCGGGCGAGAAGTCCGGCGCCACATCGCTGAAGGTCATGCTTTTCCAGCCGTTGCGATTACGGGTCGATTCCTGCCGCGTGAAGTGCTGGCAGAACCGATCAAGTACCCGGCTGGCGAAGGTGTGCTTCGACGCCAGGGCCGGGTCGAACCGCTCGCCGGCCTTGAGCAGTTCGAGCAGCATGTCCTGTTGAAGATCCTCCTGATCGTCCACAGGTAGGTGGAACTGCTCGACGAGCATTCTCGAACGAATCCGCACTTGGTCCTGTGCGTAGTCGTCGATGAGGGGATGTTCCGCTCCTCCCGTTTCGCATTGCGTGTTGGGGGTTGGATTGGGGGTCCTGAAGCCATCGAGGGCTTCCCGCCGGTTTTCGGACGTGTTCATTAGCCACGCCTTTCCCGTGCTTGGCGCACGAAAAAGGCCCGCTGAAGAACACCGGCGGGAGCGCTTCAGCGGGCCGTCATCTGTGACTTTGCCTCACCGGCTTTCACTCTTCACCGGCGGGGCGTCACATTTGGCGTGACAATGTTACAAAGCGTGTAACACTGCGTTTTTTTCTGTGGAGAGAGCCCAGTCGATGGGTTCTTCTGGGTTGTAAGAGATGAATGTTCCTCGAGATATCGCGTTATCGAGATGCCGATAAGCCCTGGGCAGGTTTTTCTTGATCGCTTTGCTGGCCAGCATCCGGTTGATGGCGTTGGTTACGGAGGTGCGAGCCTTCTCAACGGTGCCTGTGAATTTCCTCGTTCGGCCACCAAGGCCCCGGAGTTTCAGCAAGTGCTCGGCGAGGCGGTCAAACTTCCCCTGCAGCCTCTCCTGCCGTCCCCAGTCGTTGAATCCCTTCGCCTGCTCGATCTCCATGCTCAGTTCTCGCAGGCGGTTCTCGCACTGCTGAATGGTCTCGCCATCTGCCGCATAGTCGTCGCTCTGGCTGATTTTAAGGGCTCGGTTTCCCCTAGAAAATGCAATAACGTCGGGGCAGAACAATTCGGTCATGGGGTCTGCCAGCAGTAGCGCGAGGTACTTTGGCCCTACGCCATCCTTGATGTGTGTTGTTTTACCCGCGAAGGTTAGGTGCCAGTAGTCGCCCTTCCACTCGAGGTCATACTCTACTCTATCCTTCGGCGGTGTCGCCGAAGCGACTTGCCCACCGAAATCACTGCCGACTGCGATTGCCAAATCCTCATCCACCAGGTGATTGAGGGCGGCCAGGGAAGCCTGTACCAAATCGGTACCGAGTCGGCTGAACGCCAGTTCCCTCTGGAGTGCCGCCTGCCAGAGAAGCTCCCATACTCGTGGCCGTCGGAAAGTGGAACGGGCAATCCCGATCCCGTCATCAAATCCAACCAGCAAGTCATCTGAGATGGCAGGGCAATCGGCGCCGGTGATGGGCATGACGAATCTGTAGTACCGCCTCAGGGACGGGTCGGCCGTTCTTAAGCCGACCTCATAGATAATGTAGATCCAATCGCCCAGGGCCACTGTCGGATCGCCGTAGGAGTTATCGCGAGTCCACCCGTGGTCGGACGTCTGCGACAGATACCTCACGGCTGGAAGAGCGATCAGGCGCGCCAGTTGCCCCATCGCAGCGGGATCCCCGTAGATGAAGGAGTGGCCGATGCCCCCCAACTGTTTCTCTTGCTCGGTCGTCGCCTGGCCAAGGCCGGCATCCACTGCGGCGAAGGGAAAACCGAAGGTCCTCCATGGATCGCACATCACGTCCGACAGCTGGCCGTGGGTGCAGAGAAAGCGTTTCATGAATGCCTTGAACGCCCATTCGTGCATCGGCCTGTGGAAGTCGTGTCGCTCCCGCAAATGGTCCCCTCGCGACATGGTGAGGGGGTCGCCGGCTGCCGGAATGAGTTGAAGCGAAGCGGGTAGGGCAGCGATTGGGCCGCCCCGCACGCCAGATTCCGCGTGCCAGACACAACCGCCTGCGAGGGATAGTTGTTGGGCCGTGTCCCGAAGCCCAATGATACGCCGTTGCACATTCATCTCGGATAACACTCCTTTACGAGGTCCGTGAACGCCCAGGGCCCACGGAACCCACAGTCAAAAATAGCAAAGATCAAATCTCAAGGCCAACCGAAACTTTGACTGTGAGTCAAAAATTATTGTTCGTCATGAGAGTTTTTCCTTGAAGTGGTGGGTTGACGTGTCTAGAATACCGTAGTTGTCTCTCGGTGAGAGGCATACTCTTTTCTGCGTCACGCCGAAAGGCGTTGCCCGTGCTGGCCACGGGCCTGAAAGGCGGCAGTGATCGCCTAGTTCTTTCCAGCGACGATGAGTACAGGGCGGCCTGCAGCGGCCCGAGCTCTCCGTGTCGTCGCGGGTAACTCGCCCGGCCACAGTGCCGGGACGGAGTGCGGCCGAGCGTCGGTCGCCTAGCAACGGTTCCTTCTTAACGCAGAAAGGAGGTGGCATTTGAAAATCACCGAGCGGCGAATCGTCCGGTCGATCTGTGAGCATGTGCTTAGAGTCGTCGATCAGGACAAAGGAACTGTGAACAAGGAAGTTCTGCAGCGATCGGTGGTTCGCTTACGGGCCTTGCTGCGGAGAGGGCTGCTTCGTAAAGCCGAAGAAGTGGCTTACGGCATTCTTATGGATGTTCGAGACCTCTCCAGTGACAGCAGCGATGATGAGGCAGTAGAAGACCACGAAACTTCCAAAGCTCCGATTAGATCGGTGGGTTACACCGTGGATATAGGACGTAGCATCAAGTTTGTTCGTGTGGCGGCAGGCCTTAGGCAGGGCGAGATGGCCAAGCGTCTGGATATCTCGCAGAACTATCTGTCGCTGCTTGAGAACAACAGGGCTGAACCGAGTCTATCGCTCCTGCGACGGATCGCCTCGGAGTTCCATGTTCCGATGAGCTTTCTGTTCTTGGAGGGCACGGTCGAGTTCGAGTCCGATGAGCCAGAAATGCACGCTTTGCTGCAGGAACTCCGGAATCTCATCCACAACTTGCAGCGGTCCCGCATCAGGGATAGTCAGGAAGCACTGGATGGAGCCAGTCCAGCCACACGCTAAGACACTTCGACTTCGCACTATTGCCCATGTTGCAACTCAACTGAACTTTTCTGTCGAGGCCATTGTTGACGCGTCCGAACGAGTTGGCGAGTTCTACCACGACTTCGACCGTAATGTGAAGGGCAAGCTACGACACTTGACCATGGCGCGACCTCCTCTGCGGACCCTCCAGCGTCGTATTCTCGACAGGATCCTGTGCAGGTTGCCCGTTTCGAAGTACGCCTTTGGAGCCATCAAGGGGCGGACCATCCGCGACAATGCCATCGCCCACGCGTCGGCTCCATTCCTAGCCAAGCTGGACATCCGGGACTTCTACCCAAGCATCAGATATCAGCGGATTCATGACTTCTTCATCGAGCAAGAGTGCACCCCTGATGTTGCTCGAATCCTTACGCGGCTGACAACGAGGAAGCACTCATTGCCACTGGGAACGTCCACGAGCCCGTTTCTTGCGGATCAGATCGTTCACCCGATCGATGAGAGGATTGGCGGGCTTGCAAGGAGTCTGAGGCTCCGATACACGCGATACGTGGATGATGTGACGCTGTCTGGCCCGTTTGATTTGGAACCAATCGCCAAGAAGATCATCACGATCGTCAGAGGGTCGGGGTTCAGCATCAAGCGAAGCAAGCTCGAGATATACCGACCGGACGACGGCAAGGAGAGGGTTATCACTGGTGTCCGAGTTCAGGCCGGGCAGGTCTACGCGCCGTTAAGCTATGTAGAGTTTCTCCGTAAAGAACTGGCTCGGGCCCGAGAACAGAGTTTACGCGAGAAAGTTGAGGGTGATTTTGAGACGAGGGACCAATATAGGGGGAAGATCGGGTACGTGATGTGGCTCGACCCCAACGCCGGGAGACAACTGCTGCGACTATACCGCAAGGTCAAGTGGCGCCACTTGGAATGGGCCCAGAGCCCTCTTCGCCATGGACCAGTAGTTTCTCCCCCATAGCCCTCTGCCGATGCCAGTCCAGCACTGCAGTGATGGGCCGGATGTGCCGCTCGGTGACGGCATCGCGACCCTCGGTGACGCGGGGCAGGAAGAGGATGGCTTCCTGGATGTCGGGCGCGAGATGGAGCAGGTTCATGATCTGGGTGACTCGGGCGCGGGAGACGTGGCCGAGTTCGGCGATCTCGGCTTGGTCGCGGATGGCGCCGGTGGACAGCATGTGGTCGAACCTGATTGCCAAGGCCATCAGGCGAGACACCCGCGGGATGCGACCATCGGATGCGTCGACGACAACAGGGGGGCCCGGCCTGATCTGGCGTCTGCCCTTGTTCGCCATCGAGAAGTGGATCTTCTTGGTCACGGTCAGGTCATTCATACGTTGGCCTCCTCGGTGGATTCGGTTAGTGCCCGGATCCCCGTCGGATGGAATGTCAGGGCGATTTCCTCGTTCTCGCCGTCATATTCGATACGCTCGACCAACAGGCGAATCAGTCGGGTCTTGTGGTCCGGGGGAAGTGAGTCCCACAGCGGGTCGAACGACTCGAGGGCACCGGCCAGCTCGTCGGGCTGGAGCATCCGCCGCTCGATCTTGACGATCTGCTCGTTGATGCGAGCGATTTCCTGCTGGTGGGACTTCATCTCGATCTGCAACGTACCGAGGCGAGACGTGGCGGCTTCGTCGTAGCCCGCCTTCGGCGCGAGTTCTCCGACCTGATGGCAGAGGCCGCGAACGGCTGTCTCGACCTTCTTTCGCTCGATCGTCAAGGTATCGATGCTGGCCTGCAGATTGGCTTGGGTCGCGCGAACGGCATCGGCGATTACCTGCGGGTCGCGGCCTACGGCCTTGATCTGATCGACGACGAACGCTTCGAGTTGACTGGCGGGGAGCGACGGTGCGGGACACTCCGCCCAGCCGTGCTTCTGGGCGCGGATGCATACGTAGTAGCGGTACAGCTTGTCGCCTCGCTTGGCGTAGTGGTGGCTCATCGCGCAACCGCAGTGCTTGCAGCGGACCAGACCCTTGAGCATGGCGTTGTACTTATTGCGGGAGTGGCTGCCCCCGCTACGACGATTGCTGCGGAGCATCCCCTGGACCTTGTTAAAGGCGTCCTCGTCCACGATGGCGTCATGTTCGCCCTCGTGAATCTCGTCCTTGTATGTGATCTTGCCGAGGTAGATGACGTTCTTGAGCAGCGTGAACAGGCTCGTCTTGTTGAACTCCTTGCCGCCTTTCCACGTGCCTTTGGCGGTCTGGTATTTCTTCGTTCGCCAGCCGAGGGCCTTGATCGTCCTCAGCGTCGGAAGCAGGGCACCTTCCTTGAGATACATGCTGAAGATGGCCCGGACACGCTCGGCCTCTTCCGTGTTGACAACCAGACGCGAGCCTGTGTTGTCGCGAAAGCGATTGTACCCGAGCACTGGGGCGCCGCCGGTCCACTTGCCCTTACGCCGTGCGGCTGCGATCTTGTCGCGAGTGCGTTCCGAGATGATCTCCCGCTCGAATTGGGCGAAGGATAGCAGGATGTTCAGCGTGAGGCGCCCCATGCTGCTGGTCGTGTTGAACTGCTGGGTGACGCTGACCAGCGAACAGTCGCGGGCCTCGATGGCTTCCATGATCCGGGCGAAGTCCATCAGGCTGCGGGACAGGCGATCAATCTTGTAGACGACGATGCAGTCTACCTGCCCATTCTCCACGTCCTGCATCAGCCGCTGGAACGCCGGGCGGTCGATGTTGCCTCCCGTGAACCCCGCGTCATCATACTTCGTGTCGAGACAGGTCCAGCCTTGCGACTTCTGGCTGGCGACGTAGGCCTCGGCTGCTTCGCGCTGGGCGTCGAGGGAGTTGAAGTCCAGGTCCAGGTTCTCGTCGGTGCTCTTGCGCGTGTAAATTGCACAGCGAACGGCCGTGTCGTTTGAGGCGATCATGTGTCCTCCTTGTTGGGATCGTTGAGGTTGAAGAACAGATACCCGTTCCAGTGCCCGCCAGTGATGGCGTGGGCAACGGCGGATAAACTCAGATAACGCTGGCCATCGTAGGCAAAGCCGTCGGCAAGGACCTCTACAAGGTACGTGTGGCCCTTGTACCTGCGGTGTAGGACGGTGCCGGGGGCGGGCAAGCGTGCATCGCGATCACGGTGGATGTGATTTCGGGCCGGCGATACGACGTCCGGCGGGTGATCGAGTGGGGACATCTTCATCCCGGCCGGGGGTATGGCGCGGATGTCCACGTCGCGGGCGAGTTCCGTCGCCCGTCGTCGTGCTCGTTCACAGAGCCCGCCCTCGGCGAGGGCCTGTACGCGCCACGCACACCGGCGGAATAGCCACCGACGGTTGCCGCTACGCGACGGCTCGCCAAATAGCTCTGTGTACCTGGCCCGGAGTTGCTTGGCCGTCATCTTCTCCAGGTCCGCCAGCTCGACCGCGATGTTGGTATTGACCTTATTCACGCGACGTCCTTTCGTTTTCACGCTGTTAACCGTTGGTCACACTGAGCGGCTTTTCGCGGGACAGCTCAAGGGCTTCTTTGCCGATCTGGTGGGAAATCTGGTTAACAGGTTCAGATGGAATGGACGGGGCAGGGGGAAGCTCCGCCAAGGCCGAGGCCAGTATGGCCATAATCTGCCTACGGCGCGCTTGGCCACTGATTCGCGGGGCATGTTTGGGCCTTCGTGGGGACAACGTTGTGCTCTCCGTAGCTGGGTAGTCTGAGGCGTCGTTCTGTCACCCTGTTACTTCTGCGAAAGTCGCGAAAGTGTGCCGCCCACCCCGAGCCGAACAACGTTGTTAACCCGTACCGCGTCTGAGAGGGGAGAGGGTGAGAGTTCTCCGGGGGAGAACGGCCAGAGGGGGTTTGACGGTTAACCGGCGGAGAAAGCCAGAAGCCTCTCTGTCAGTAGTGGGCGACGTATATCTCTTTGTAGAAACGCGATATGGCGACGGTCCTGCGTTTTGTGGGCGCAAGAAAAACGCCCAGGATCGGTGCTCGATACTGGGCGTTACCTCCCCGAGTAGGACTCGAACCTACGACCTAGCGGTTAACAGCCGCTCGCTCTACC